CAATAGTTGTTCAATAAACTTCAGCTTCTAATCTAAACCCTACTAAATAGTCGGTAGGAGACATTTTAGAATGGCACAATTATTTGGCTTTACAATACAAAAAGCACAAAAGGATATGGGCCCCCGTGAAAAAACTTTCACGGACCCCACTCCTGATGATGGCGCAATTGAGATCGCTGGTGGCGGTTTCTTTTCATCTGTTTTAGATACGGATGGAAGAGAACGATCTGACCTTGATTTTATCAGAAAATATAGAGATATCGCAATGCAGGCCGAGTGTGATGCAGCAATTGAGGATATCGTTAATGAAGGTATTATTTCTAATCTTAATGATGTTGCAGTCCAAATTGATCTAATTAATATCCCATATTCAGAAAAAATTAAAAGAAGGATCAGAAACGAATTTGATGAAGTTCTGAGACTTCTTAATTTTAATGAAAAAGGCCATGACATCTTTCGTAGATGGTATATAGATGGAAGAATCTACTATCACAAAGTTATTGATTCTAAAGACCCGCAAAGGGGTGTTACACAGTTAAGACTTATTGATCCTACCAAAATTCGGAAAGTTAGAGAAACTCAAAAAGAACCTGATGTTAAAAATCAGGGTATAGAAATGATCTCTAAAGTAGAGGAATACTTTATCTACAACGATAAAGGATTTGCTGGAGCAGGGGTTCATGGTACTGACCAGGGCATTAGAATATCATCTGATGCAATTGTGTATGTTCCCTCTGGTTTACTTGATGGTAATTCTGGTAGAGTTCTTTCATATCTCCATAAGGCAATCAAACCAGTTAATCAGTTGCGTATGATTGAGGATGCGATTGTTATATACCGTATATCTCGAGCGCCAGAACGTAGAATATTCTATATTGACGTTGGTAATCTTCCCAAAATAAAAGCAGAACAATATCTAAAAAATGTTATGGATCGGTATCGCAATAAGTTGGTATACGATGCAAGCACTGGTGAGATTCGTGACGATAGAAACCACATGAGTATGTTAGAAGATTTCTGGCTTCCACGAAGAGAGGGTGGCCGAGGAACAGAGATTTCAACCCTTCCCGGCGGCTCTAATCTTGGAGAGATAGATGATATCGTATACTTCCAACGGAAACTATACCGTTCACTTAACGTGCCGATTTCAAGACTTGAAGCTGAACAAAGCTTCTCCCTCGGCCGAGCTACAGAAATTACCAGAGATGAACTTAAATTTACTAAATTCGTACAACGGATTCGGAAAAAGTTCACACCCATATTCACTGACGTTCTCAAAACCAACCTTCTCCTTAAAGGAATAATTTCTCCAGAGGATTGGCCGAGGATGCAAGAACATATCCAGTATGACTTTATGGAGGACGGACACTTTGCAGAGTTAAAGGAAGCAGAGTTGCTTGAAGATAAACTTCAAGCACTTGACAGTATACAGTCTTATATTGGTACATTCTTTAGTAAGGAGTATGTGTTAAAGAAAGTTCTGCGATTTACAGATGCTGAAGTTATTGAGATGCGTGATCAAATTGCGAAAGAACTCGATACTGATCCAATGGATGGTGGAATTACAATACCAGATGTCGGTGATGGCATTACACGTTATCCACAAGATGCCGCTGGTGCTGCTATTCCTGCTGATGATGTACACAAATATGATGATGATGTTCCGCCAGGTAAGGGAGCTCCAGGCGCTCCTGGTCAGTCAGCAGATATTACAAAGGATCATGATGATGGTGATAATGAAAAAGACGAAGAGATAAAAGATAGAAGTTTTATTGCTAAAAACGGTTTGAAGAAAGGAAAGAGAAAATGAGTAAAGAAATTGTAGATGCAATTATATCAGGAGAGAATCTTGAAGCGGAGAAACAGTTTTCAACTGCAATAAGTGGTAAGGTTGGTGATGCTTTAGAGATAAAACGTAGAGAACTTGCAAAAGTTTTTGTAAATACTGAGCCACAGGAAACAACTACAGATGAAACGGATTGAACAAGTCTACGAGTCAACTGTTGTTGAGCGGGATGAACACAAAAAATCTAAACAATATAAGAAACTTTCTCCGAAAATGAAGGATGCTGTAGATGAAATTTTTAAAAAAATGGACACTAAACCTTCAGATTTCCTAAATAGTTTCGAGAAAACTATTAGTGATGTATCAAAAAAATACAGAGTTCCTGAAAAGGAATTATTGTCATATTTTGAAAGAGAAATGTTAGCAATATAGGAGTTTGAGATATGATTTTAACGGGAAGTGCTTCAGCTGTTACTACAGCAACCGATTTAAGCAGAGCTACTAGAATTAGGGTCGGTGCAACTAACGCTGGTACAGTTACTATTGCCGCTACGTTAGGAACATTTAATGCAGTAAGTGCTGTAGCTGGTGCAGCTATTACTGTATCTTCTCATGGTTTTATTACAGGGGATGAAGTTACTTATGCAGGCGCAGATGCAATACCAGAATTAACATCAGGGGCAAATTATTTTGTATATAAAGTAGATGCAAATACAGTAAATCTGTCAACAACTTTTGCTAATGCTATAAAAGGAACTGTTATAACTTTAACTGATGGAGGAACTTCTGAAAATCATACAATAACGGCCACAAATACTTTTGCTGGTACGGTAGTATTAATTCAGAATGATGTAATAATTATAGATAAAAAGCCAGGAGATACAATTGCTTGTGGTGCTGCAATGAGTTGTACTGCAATTGGTAATCAACCATAAGGGATAGGTATATGAAGTTAATATCAGAAACAGTCGAAGATGTTGAATATATTACCGAAGAAAAAAACGGTGAAAAACAATATAAAATCAGAGGTATTTTCATGCAAGCAGATGTGAAGAACCGTAATGGTCGTGTTTATCCTATGGAAGTTTTGCAGAAAGAAGTTAGTAAATATAACAAGAATTTTATTCAACAAAAGAGAGCCTTTGGTGAACTCGGCCATCCAGACGGCCCAACAGTAAATCTTGAAAGAGTTTCCCATATTACTACCAGTTTAACCCCAGATGGTAAGAATTTTCTGGGTGAAGCAAAAATTATGGACACTCCTATGGGCAAAATTGTAAAAAATCTCATGGATGAGGGGTGTAAATTGGGAGTTTCTTCCAGAGGAATGGGCAGTTTAACCAAACAAAATGGTGCAAATTATGTTCGTGATGACTTTTATCTCGCAACAGCGGCAGATATTGTTGCTGATCCTTCCGCACCAAACGCCTTTGTAGAAGGTATTATGGAAGGAAAAGAATGGGTTTGGGATAACGGAGCCCTTCTGGAAGCGGAAATGGTAGAAATGAAGAATGAATTTAACACAAAACAACGCAATAGAAACGCAAACAAACAGGCTTTAGCGTTTGCAAAGTTTCTTAAAAGACTTTAATCTTATAAATATATAATACGAATTACTTAGGTAAGGAGACACCCTATGTCAGAATTAGAACAAACAATTGAAGAGTTGGAAGCGGAAGTACTTGCTGAGCTCGATGAAGCAAGCGATGCCCAGACAAAGGGTGCCGCAACTGCCGAACCTATAAAGAAGGTTGGTAAAGAAACTCCAAAAGGCGAAACAGAAGATCTTGGCGGTGCAAAACCCGAAGCAAAAGTAGAAAAGGGTGCTGATGAAGATCGGAAAGAGAAAGCAATCGGTAAAAAAGCAGCTGATTCTGCTGATGAAGTTTCTGGTGATGATCAACAGAAGGGTGCTGGTAAAGCAGATGCCCCTCAAAAGTTGGCTGCTGGGGATGATGTAGAACCAGAAGATGACCAAGAAGTTGTTTCTGAGGCCAAAAAGTTAACTAAGGCACAGACACTTGAACAGATTGGTAAAATGAAAAAATCTGAAATCGATGAAATGCTTGCAGCACATCAGTCTAAATTGGCTGAAGCAGAAAATGCAAAGTCTGAAGAAGAGTTGAAGAAACTTGAAGACGCAAAGGCAGACATCGAAGAAAAAATTAAATCGATTAGTGTCAAGGAAGATGTTGCAGCCCTTACGGAAGGTGAAGAACTTTCTGAAGAGTTTAAAGAAAAGGCTGCAATAATTTTTGAAGCTGCAGTTAAATCAAAGACCCGTGAAGAGATTACTCGTATTCATGACAGTCTGACTTCTGAGTTTGATGTAAAATTATCAGAACAGGTTGAAGGTCTTACAGAAAAAGTAGATACATATCTTAACTATGTCGTTGATGAATGGATGAAAGAGAACGAGTTGGCTATCGAGCGTGGACTTAAAGGCGAGATCGCAGAAGACTTCATCTCTGGGCTGAAACAATTATTTGAAGATCATTATATTGATGTGCCGAATGAGAAGTACGATGTACTTGAAGCACAATCTGAAAAAATTGACGAACTTGAATCAAAGGTTAATCAGGTTATGGAGCGTAACGTTGCTCTTAACACAGATAAATCTGGTCTAGTTCGTGAACAGGTTATTTCCGAGGCTTCCGAAGATTTAACCGACACTGAAATTGAAAAGTTCAAAAGCCTTGTAGAAGATGTCGATTTTGTTGATGAAGAGTCCTTTAGAGCAAAACTCGACACCTTAAAGGATAATTATTTCCCTAAGACGGCAGTTGAACAATCCCTTGATGATGAAGATGGTGGCACCGCACAGGACATTGATACGACTGAAGCAATGGGCGCTTATATGTCGGCTATCAGTCGTAATCAGCAACGTGCCAGTTAATATTATAACAAAGATGTAAAAATAAAGGAGAAACAAATGTTTCAAACAGAACATCTACAGGAAAAGTGGCAACCAGTCCTTGAACATCCCGATCTTCCCCCGATTGAGGATTCTTATAAGCGGGCCGTAACCACTCTCATCCTAGAAAACCAAGAAGCTGCTTTAAGAGAGGATCGAGGATTCCTTTCAGAAGTCGCTCCTGTAAACGCAATGTCTGGTGGACAGATGGATACATGGGATCCAATCATGATTTCTCTCGTTCGCCGTGCAATGCCTAACCTGATTGCTTATGACGTATGTGGCGTTCAACCAATGACAGGACCAACTGGTCTTATCTTTGCAATGCGCTCCTCGTTTACCTCTCAGGACGGTGCTGAAGCTCTCGTTGACGAGTCGATGCCCGATATCTCTAACCAGAACGCTGCTGGTTCTATTGGTGGTGGTGACGTTGGTGCATCAGAAACCAATCCTGCGGTTCTAAATGATGGTTCGCCAGGTACTTATGTAAGTGCAACTGGTATGACTACGGCGCAGGCCGAAGCTTTAGGCGATAGTGGTAGTAATGCTTTCGCTGAAATGGCGTTCTCAATCGAAAAGTCCACAGTTACGGCAGTTTCCCGTGCTCTCAAAGCCGAGTACACGATGGAACTTGCTCAGGACTTAAAAGCAATCCACGGTTTGGATGCTGAGACAGAACTTGCTAATATTCTGTCCACAGAAATCCTTGCAGAAATCAACCGTGAAGTTGTTCGTTCACTTTATGTAACCGCTGTTGCTGGTGCTCAGGTAAACACGACTAATGCTGGTATCTTCGACCTTGATACAGACTCTAACGGACGTTGGAGTGTTGAAAAGTTCAAAGGTTTGATGTTCCAGATTGAACGTGATGCCAATGCAATTGGACAACAGACTCGCCGGGGTAAAGGTAATATAATCATCTGTTCTGCTGATGTTGCTTCTGCACTTCAGATGGCAGGTGTTTTGGATTATACTCCTGCTCTTAACTCCAACAATCTAAATGTTGATGACACATCTGCTACATTTGCTGGTGTGATGAATGGCCGGTTCAAAGTTTATGTTGATCCGTATTCTGCTAATGTTGCTGCAAAACAGTATTATGTTTTGGGTTACAAAGGCACATCTCCATATGACGCTGGATTCTTTTATTGTCCTTACGTTCCGCTACAGATGGTTCGTGCGGTTGGTGAAAATTCCTTCCAGCCCAAGATTGGTTTCAAGACACGTTATGGTCTTGCTGCTAACCCGTTTGCCGCATCTGGTGCGGTTGCTGCTGGTGACACAGTTAATACCGATGCGTCCTTGGATGCAAATACCAACGCTTGGTATCGTAGGGTTCAGGTTGTAAACCTTATGTAATAATAAAAAGAACTTTCTACAACTAAACTTAGGGAGTGTTTCGGCACTCCCTTTTTTTGTTTATAGTTGTTCTAAATTTATAAATATAAATATGAAATTAAAAAAGATGATTATTGTAACAGGCTTTATGGTACTTTTTCCTTCTTTATTATTTGCAGCAGATACAAATACTACATCTACAGTAGTAACGGACAAAACGCCCCCAACTGCATCTGCTCCCTCAATTGTTATTAACAACAGTGATGTGTGTAAAAGTGCCGCAAGTGCTGCTATACAAACGCAAATTTTAGGATTTGCTTCAGGTATAACTGTAACTGATGAAAACTGTGAAAGACTAAAACTTGCTCGTTCCATATACGGTATGGGCATGAAAGTTGCTGCTGTATCTCTATTATGTCAAGATGCTCGAGCATTTGATGCAATGTGGATGGCCGGAACACCTTGTCCATATAAGGGCAAGATTGGTGATGATGCAAAAAATGCTTGGGAAGAAAATCCCGAAGACGCACCAACTGATAGTAAAGTATTCAAAAAAAAAGAATTGACGGAGACAACAGAGGAAATAGAGGACTAGATTATGAAATGCCCGATGATTATTCCACAGAAGAAAGAGTTACCGAAGCTCCAAACACATTTGCGTATGTCGGCGGCGCTGCGGTTGTTCTCAGCGTTATTGGTATATTCTTTGGTATTCCTCCCTTCCTCATTTTCTAGAGCCGGTGATGGCGTAGATTCCAACACAATTACATCAGGCACTACTACTTCAGAATCAAGTGGTACTTCTACTTCAACAACTGTCAATAATGATGATGGTTCACAAACTATTACAGAAACAACCCCTATTACAACTACTACAACCACAACAACTGTTACACAGACAGCGGTTCCTAATATTGTCGATAACCCAACTTTTACAAATAATCAAGGTGGTGGTTCATCTACCGATTGGAATATTGCAGCCTGTGGCGGTTCTGGGTGTGCATTTAGCCCTTCCACTGGGTTTAAAACCTCTTACGGTACAGGAGCAATAACACAGAGTGAAACTATAGAAAATATTGAAAATTTTAATATAAGTCAAACAGAATCTGGGCAAGGTATGACTTTTTCATTTGGTGCAGATGTTAACAATACTCGTAATAATCAAATAGGTGGTAATTATTCTCAAGGAGGCACTACAGATACATGGTCAATTAAACTTGAAATATTTAATGAGGGCGGTACTTTATTAGGTGATGAAGCTATAGGTGTAACTGGTGGTGCTAATATGGGCACTACGTATCAAACTAATCAAACAGAAACAGGAACTCTGAACATAAATGCTGGTAATAATATCTATAGTGGAACATTAACTTTATCTGGTATTGATAACGGATATTGGAGTGGTTTCTATGGGCCAAGTTTTAATAATGTATTTACTACTTTTCTGTATAATGAAATAGAAACAGAAATAACAACATCCACCACATATTCAGATTTAGTCAGTACAGTTAGTTGTGAAATTTTAAATACCTGTCCACCACCACCTTCAAACGAATTGCCGCCAGGCGTAAATATTATGGAGCCAACTAATTCAAACAATGATGCTGTAATATTAGCACCGCCGCCGGTTGAAGCGATTCAAGAGATGCCAAGCGGCGGGCCCAGTGAACAACAAACTGTTCAAATGGCACCAGTAGAATTAACACCGCCTCCAATTGAGGTAGTAAGTATTGAGGCTCCTTCTATGGAAATGGGCCCACCAGTACAAATGGAAACACAAGTAGCAAATATAGAAATGGAATTGAATAATGATTTATCAAGTGGAGAACCTATGGAAGCCCCAGCACCGCAAGGTGGAAGAAGTGTCGCAACTCCAGAACCAACTACAACATCAGAACCTAATGTGGAACCAGAGCAGCCAGCAGAAGAACCAAGAACAGAATCAAATGCAGAACCAAAACCAGAGCCCGAAGTTGCCGATGCTAAACCACAAGATGCTGCAAGTTCTGATAATAAACCAGAGTCAAAGCAACCAGATGCAGAACCCAAACCAGAACCAGAACCAGAGGCTGAATCAAAAAGTGTTACAGTACAAAAACAATCCACTAAAAAACAAGAAGGGAAAACTAAGTCTGTATCTGTGAAGAAACAAAATAAACCTGTATCTAAGAAACAGGCTAAGAGACAAGCAAAACAAAAATCTGCAAATAAAATAGTTAAAAATATGGGGGATAAAGGTAAGTATGAAGGGGGTAATCAATTAAAAACTTTGATTGTTATGCAAGTTTTAGGTAATTCAAAGTCTTTCTTTAGTAGTCAAAAAATGTTACAAGACACACCCAATTTCTTTCAACCAACGACAATACCTGATAATAGTATTTCGGATAATAATGCAGCTGCCTATTTTATGATAGGTGGAAGTGACGCAGCACACAACGCATTAATAGAATTACAATACAAATAGGAGTTAACAAATGTCAGATGATGGCAAAACAGAAGTTGAGTTTGCCGGTGTTAAGTTTCGGGGTGGAAAAATATTCGTAATTATTACAGCATTATCAACACTGGGAGGCGGACTTTACGCAGGCTTTGAGTTTTATAAAGACTACGTAAATATGAGAACAAAGATAGAGAAATACACAGCACCAGACTTATCTGGTTTTGATAAGAAACTTGCTGTTCTCCGTGAAGAGATGCAAGCCCTAACGGTTGAGGTGAAAGCAAAAGAAGAATTAATTCAAGATGCCAGAGATTATACTAAAGAGATTAAGACTGATCTCAAAGACGAATTGCACATAATGTCAAAACAGGTTGACAGTATAGAGAAACGTGGCAAGGAGGCCTTTCGGTTAGTACGAGACAGTATTGATAAAAATGATACCAAAGTTCGTAAGATGGTAACAGTCAATTCTGATAGATTTGATACTCGTAGAGAACAAATACGAAAAGATATGGATGCTCTGGAAACCAGATTAAAAAAAGAAATGAAGGAATTGAGAGATTCTATCTCTAATCAGATTAAGAAAGCTCTTGAGAACCCTCTTGCTAATATGAGAAAGTAATAAGAAGTTATAAATAGTATTATGGCAACAGCACAATCACCACTCGCAAGACAACCAACTAAACTGGACTATGCAAGCCCAACCCAATTTCGTTTTGGTATTCAACAGTTACCGAAAGTGGAGTTTTTTACTGTCGGTGCAAATTTACCAGGCATTACAGTGGGGGTAGCAACAGTATCAACACCATATAAAGACATTCCAACTATGGGTGATAAAGTAGAATATGATACTCTTGATATTACATTTATCGTAGATGAATACTTAGAAAACTATAAATCTCTTCATGATTGGATAACAGGTATAGGGTTTCCTAGTGACAGAGCAGAATTTAAAACATATAGAGATGAAACATCAAACACTCCGGCCGGTGGTTCAACTCCATCAGTTGACCTTGTTGAACAAGCCGTTCCAGATAAAGCAATGTACTCTGATGCATTTCTTATGATTCTGTCAAATAAAAATAACCCAATTTTAAACATTAATTTTCAGAATATATTTCCCATATCACTTAGTTCGTTGGATTTTACACAGACAGCAACAGATGTTGAGTATCTAACCGCCACAGCATCATTCGAATATCAAATTTACAAGTTTGAAAGTGTCTAAATACCTATGAGCAGATTTGGTAAGCTTTAACATTTATCAAATCTAAAAACACACAACATTGATTGTGGTAATATAAAACAAGGGAGAGAAACCAAACTGCTCACTTTTTAGTATGGAGATATTATGGATTTAGAAGTTTTAAAACAAAGTGCAAACAAAGACCTCCCTATCTCTGATCATGAACGAATTGATCAGGAATCATATAAAAATCAGGCTATCAAACAGAAGTGGTTAAACCATAAAGCAGACTTCGAACTTCTGTTGGTTAAAGCAAAAACAGACCATCAGCTCCTATATCGACAGAAATGGGAGTATTATGGTGGTAAGGCAGAAGCAAAGGTATATGCTGCAAAGCCGTTTGACATTAGAGTTATGAAAACGGATCTTGTCATGTATATACAGTCTGATGAAGATATCCTCAAAATTTCTAATAAAATTGGTTACTACGAAACTTGTGTAGATTATTGCAAGGGCGTAATCAAATCAATTGACAATCGTGGCTGGGATATCAAAAACTCAATAGAGTGGAAAAAATTCGAAGCAGGGATGATGTAGTGGGTGTTATCCAAGATGCATATATCCAAGAAAAATGAAGTCTATTTGCAACTAACTGATGTTGAGCCTTCAATTGCTGCTGAACTTAATTCTTTCTTTACTTTTGAGGTTCCAAACGCAAAGTTTATGCCAGCAGTTCGTAATCGTGTATGGGATGGTAAAATACGATTATTCTCTCCAGCTACAGGTGAGATATATGTGGGATTGTTGGAATATGTTAAAAAATACTGTGATAAACATAATATTTCCTATATACTTGAGAAGGGAGTAGAAGATGAGAGGGTCGTTGCTAGTGAGGTTGTTAACGGGTTCGTCAGAAGCCTCAAACTTAAAAGTAAAGGAAAGTCTCTTAAAGTACGAGATTATCAAATACAAGCTGTGCAACATGCTATCTCTAGAAATCGTGCTCTTCTTCTTTCTCCTACTGCTTCTGGTAAATCCTTAATAATATATTCTCTAATTCGTTATTATCACCTAATGGGCTTGAAAACCTTGATTCTTGTTCCTACCACATCATTGGTTGAACAGATGTATACAGACTTCGAAGACTATGGATGGTCGTCTGGTACATATTGCCAGAAAATATATCAGGGCTATGACCGCAAGGTTACTAAAGATGTTGTGATCTCAACGTGGCAGTCTATCTATAAAATGCCTAAGAAATATTTTGAACAGTTTGGTTGCGTAATTGGCGATGAGGCTCACACATTTAAGGCTAAGTCTCTAACAAGAATAATGACTAAATTACACCAATGTAAATACAGATTTGGTTTTACAGGGACACTTGATGGTACAGAAACACACAAATTAGTATTAGAGGGGTTGTTTGGTGCAGTAGAGAAGGTTGTAACGACTAGAGAGTTAATGGATAAAAAAACTCTGGCGAACTTAAAGATAAAATGTATAGCACTAAAACATCCAGAGATTAAAAAGAGGATGAGTTATGCTGAAGAAATAGATTACCTTGTTTCGTGTGAATCTAGAAATAAGTTTATTTTAAATTTATGTAATACTATTGGCGGTAACACCCTCTGTCTGTTTCAATTAGTAGAAAAACATGGTAAAATATTATATGACGGTATGAAAGGAAGTGAAAATGTATATTTCGTATATGGCGGCACAGACACAGATCAAAGGGAGAAAATTCGTGGACTTGTTGAGAAACATAAAAACTCAACAACTATTGCGAGCTACGGTACTTTTAGCACTGGTATTAATATTCGTAACATTAACAACATCGTGCTCGCAAGTCCAAGTAAGTCCAAGATTAGAGTTCTGCAATCCATCGGCCGTGGATTGCGGCGGAGCTCAATTAAAGATTCCATTTTAATATACGATATTGCAGATGATATTTCGTATGGGGAAAGACGTAACTTCACTCTCAATCATTTCACAGCACGGATAAATATCTATAACGAAGAACAATTCAATTATGAAATTAGTAGGACAAAACTCAAATGAACCAAGAAAGCCCATACAAAATAGTTAAGCTCGTTAATGGCGAGGATATTATCTGTATGATTGAAGATGACGGTGATACGAGTTATAAAATAATATGGCCTCTAAAAATGCAAGTTCTCCCTAAAATGACCAAAGACGGTGGTATTTTAGAATCCCTCAATTTAAGTACTTGGATACAATCATATACAGAAGAAAGAACATTTAATCTGCCTTTAACAAGTGTTATTATGATGGCCGAAGCTTCTCCCGGCCTTTCAAAATATTATGAATTTGTGTTAAGAAAACTTAAACAAAGTGAAGATACCCCACAAGCATCTGATACAATTTGGGATGCTGATTATCAAGAAGAGGAAGTTTATGATGAGCTCTTAGAAGAAGAAGAATCACCAAGTAAACTTATTCATTAATTGCTCTACATAGCCTATTATACAGAAAAAATATATTTTGTCAAGTCCCAAATGGGAATTGACATGCCCTCAAATAAATGGTATAGTTGTTTAACATTTAAGGAGTGATAATGGCTAAAAAAGGTAAAACTGTCCACTATGTTGATAATAAGAAATTTCTTCAAGCTATGATTGCTTGGAATGAGGAAGTGCAAATTGCAGAAGAAAAGGGCGAACCACCACCTCCCGTAACAAATTACATAGGTGAATGTTTTCTCAAGATAGCACAACATTTGTCCTACAGGCCCAATTTTATTAATTATACCTATAGGGAGGAGATGATATCAGATGGTATTGAAAATTGTTTACAATACGTTAAGAATTTCAATCCAGAGAAATCAAAGAACCCTTTCGCATATTTTACACAAATTATATACTATGCTTTTATTAGAAGAATTCAAAAAGAAAAAAAACAAACCCATGTTAAAAATAAAATAATTGAAAAAAATAATTATTCTGCTTATACCACAATGGAAGGAGATGATACTGCCTACCATGTAGAAGGGTTTGACCCTTTGGTAATGTTGCCAGAAGAAGATATTTACAAGCCTAAAAAATCTGAAAATGGAAACAAGAAAGGCCTAGAAAATTTTATGGAGTCTAAAGAAACGAAATATAAATTATGAAGATATCATTAATTTCTGACACACATTTCGGCGCTAGAAATGATAATCAAAATTTTAACGAATATTTCTACAAATTTTATGAAAATGTATTCTTCCCATATCTGATAGACAATAACATAACCACATGTGTGCATTTGGGTGATGTTGTTGATAGACGTAAATATATTAGTTATAAGATTGCTAATGATTTTAGAAACAGATTTATTGAACGATTTGGTGAACTTGGAATAGAGCTGCATATAATTGTTGGGAATCACGATACGTATTATAAGAATACTAGCGAAGTTAATTCTATGAATGAGCTTGTTAGTGATCATATGACATATACAAAGCCTCAAATTGTAGAGTTTGATGGTTGTCTTATTCAATTTATGCCGTGGATAAATTCTGGGAATTATGAGGAATCTATGACAGCATTGAAAAAATCTCGAGCCGAGATAGTTTTTGGCCATTTAGAAATTGCTGGTTTTGAAATGAATAAAGGATATAGGACAGATAGGGGGTATGAT